AATGATTGACCGGGACGAACCCACAGGATTCGCAGAATGCTTTGAGGTGTCTCCGGTATTTAGCGCTGGCAGAGCGCCTCTTGGAGTATTTCTTGAAGATGGTGCGGCATTTCCAGCGTCTCTTGCCCTGATTGTTAAGCCCGCAGCTCTTGATTTTAACCGGGCCGCAGACGCGGCAGTTCGCCGTCCTGTCCGTGAGATTCTTATCACTCAGCTTGTGCCACTGCTGGAACGGAGCCACTGGAGCACTATAACATGATCCAGATGTATGGGAAGGACTTTCCTGACGGGACGGACCGTGGATCGATCGAGCTTTTCTGTTTTGCCAATGAGACGCCGGAGAACCTGGGGCGGTTTGCGCATTGTCACAACGCGATTGACTGGATTTGGAACCGTAACGCGCCCAACACTTTCATCTGGAACGACTGGAGTGAATGGTTAATCCAGGAGTTTTGCGAGCATGACTGGGTTACGGTGACTGGACCAGGGGCGTCCTGGAAGACGACATGCACTGCGATGTATATGATGGTGTGCTGGTATTCTAATCCCAAGAATACGGTAGGAATCTGCACAAGTTCAACGCTGGACGGGCTTAGGCGAAGGATCTGGAAGGAGATTTCGAAGTTTTACCGGTTACAACAGGCGTTTGGGAACATGATCCAGTCACGCAATTGCATTCAGTTCGAAAAAGGGATGGATGACGCGGGGATTTTCGGAATTGCGACTGACAAAGGCGAGATTGACAAGGCGATCGGTAAAATTATCGGGTTTCACGCGCCGAACATGATTATTGCTGTGGACGAGATGCCGTATACGCCCGAAGCGATCGTGGAAAGCTGCGTGAACCTGGAATCGGGGTCACGAAAGTTCCAGTTCATCGGGTTAGGGAACGCTTACGATCATCTGGATCCGCACGGGCGGATGTGCGAACCCAAAAACGGCTGGGACAGCGTGAGCGTGGACAGTGAGCGCTGGGAAACCAAGCGTGGCGTGTGTCTCCACATGGACGGACTCAAAAGCCCGAACGTGATCGCTGGCAAACAGATCTATCCCGGGATGCTCAGTCAAAAGGATATCGAGACGACCATGGAAATTTACGGGGCGGATTCACCCCAGTTCTGGCAGCAGAGGCGCGGGTTCTGGAGTCCGGAGGGTGTGCAAAAGACGGTCCTTACCATGCCCATGATCACAAAGGCCAGGGCGAGCGATCCACCGGTTTTCGACATTGATTTCACTCTGGGCGCAGCGTTGGACCCAGCTTTTGAGGGCGGCGATCGCTGTGTCCTGCGCTTTGGCAAATGTGGGAATGCCGGAGGGAAAAAGATCCTTGGCCTCGGCGACATCGTATTCATTCAGACCGTCCAGAGTGAGGACGACCCCAGGCACTACCAGATCGTGCGTCAGGTAAGAGAAGAATGCACCAAACGCGGTGTCCCACCCTACATGTTCGCTCTGGATTCCACGGGCGAAGGCGGCGGCCTTGCCAGCATATTTCAGCGCGAATGGCATCCAGAAATTCTCTGTGTCGAGTTCGGTGGCCGCCCGTCCAAACATCCCGTCTCTCAGACAAATCCGAAACGCGCTGACCAGGAATACGACCGGCGCGTCACCGAGCTCTGGTTCTTCTTCAGGTTGCTTGTCCAGAATGAGCAAATAAAGAGCCTGGACACGGAAACCGCAACCGAATTTTGCCGTAGATGGTATGAAATCAAGGGGCCGTATATCTCGATCGAAACAAAAGCCAAGATGAAGGAGAGGACCAGGAAAAGCCCGGACCTGGCCGATAACGCAGTCATCATGGCAGAGTTATTCTACAGGCGAGCTAGTTTGCGCCTGACAAAGAGTGACCCGCTCGATATGAACCATTACAAGACCAGCTGGTCGAAGTTCCAGAAAGAAAGGAGCCTTGAAAGCCAATACACTTTTGCAGCTGATTAACCAGTGGGGGAATTGTCCACCGGATGGTTACCGTTACGTCGATCCGCAAGACGGGTTTGTAGCTCACGCCTGGACTTATGTCGACTGGATAGCCGTGCAGAAGGCTCACCTTCACGCAAATAATCGAGAAATTCCAGCCACGCTTGAAGCTGATATGCAGAATCAATTATGCTCAACGCTGCCTCCGGGATTCTGCAATTATCCTGACCCTGGGCGCCCGCGCCCATCAACGTCCCTCACTTTCGATGATGTTACCGGCGGGGTGAAGACTTTCGCCAGGTGGATCGCGCAAGGCGCTAAATACGTCAGCCAGCGTGAGGCGGATCGTCGAGCACTTGTCTGCGCCCGGTGCTATCTCAATGTGAATGTCAGCGGTTGCGCTGGCTGCTCTAAAGCAGTCCAGGAGATCACGGGGAACAAAAAGTCGCACTACGATTCCGTGCTTAGAACCTGCGCGGTATGTAAATGTTTCCTGAGAGCCAAGGTGCATTTTCCGCTCTCAACCCTTGACACAGAGAACGCCCGGGTGCAAGAACAGTATCCGGACTTCTGCTGGCTCAACAAGACGGGCCCTAACTACCGTGGCTAATCCAATCCTCATGTTCCGGGTCGATATCGGCTTTGACACGGATCGCGGCTACGGCGCCGCAATTTACGATGTCCGGGGCGAACGCCACAAAGGCATCAAGGCTAATAACGTGAGAGCGCTGATGCGCCTTGTCAGCCAGGCAATTTGTGAAGAAGAACAGCGCAAACGCCGGTTTCCGCTGGAGTCAGAGAAAAGTTCAATCATAACTCCAGAAGGATTCAACGGCACATGATCGCTCAACGCCTTTCGACTCTCGATCCCATTTCAGGGGATCGCCCCACCTCCAGGATCGGCCACGCCGGGAACGCACGGCAACTCATCGAACGGCTCAAATACGAGGATCAGACCCGGATGTATCGTTATACCAAGATCATGGGCCTCCTTGACGGGAACCCGCCGTGGCCCGGGAAAAAACTCCAGGACATCGGCCAGTCGCATCGCGCCAACTTTAATCTGCGCGAGGGCGAAGGGATGGTGGAAGCCGCCAAGACGCCTTACTACGACCTGGTATTCGAAGTCCCGCAGTTTGCCAAAATCACATTCGGCACCCCCGGCATGGACCCAGCCAAGATCGCCGAGTGGAGTAACATCATTTCGGAAGAATACCACGAAACCCTTTCCGCATGGGTCGGGTTCGACCAGAACATCCAGCTGCACCAGTGGCAGTTCGTGGTCAACGGCTGCGGCCCGCTCTTCTGGCCGCACGGGATCTCCTGGCACTCCGAAGCGACCAAAGCCAGAAAGGTTCTCGTCCCACAGGAAACAAAAGCCAATGTCGAGGACTTGGAGATGTGCGCTGTCCTTCACTCTTTCAGGGCCGATCAACTGGAAAGCTATATAGCTGGCGCCGATCGAAACAACGAAAACTATTACGGGTGGAACGTGCCCATCGCAGAGAAGGCGCTGATCGATTGCTCGGTCAGGGAGATGCGGCAGCAATTCGGAATCGAAAACTATGATCTTTACCAAAGGGCGATACGCACTGGGGATCTCTTTTACGGCATTAACCGTTCTGATCGCATTTACGTGGCTAGTCTATTCATTAAGGAATTCGGAGGCAAAGTCTCGCACTACATGGTGACAGACCAGCCAGCCGGTATCCGGCAGGAGATTTACGAAGGAGTGGATGACGAAGTGGGTTACATCTACAAAAAAAGAGGGAAATACGAGGAGTTTTCCAACGTCATTTGCCCGTTCTTTTTCGATACCGGCCCGGACGGCACCTGGCATTCCATCAAAGGATTGGGACCAAAAATTTATGATTTCTGCGATGTATCGAACCGCATGTTCTGTCAGATGCTGGACGGCGCGGTTATTGGCTCGGGCATTACCCTGGAAGCGCAGGACGGCGCGTCCCTTGAGGAGACGCAGATCGCGCTCATCGGCGGTGCGACAGTCATACAGCCGGGTTACAAAGTGGCGCAAACCAGAATAGCCGAAAGCTTGAACGGCGCACTGGAAATGCGGCGCGAACTCCAGAATACCTTGCAGAGTAACACAGGCTCCTACCGCCAACGTGTCAGTGACGAGAACCAGGAACCGACCTTGGGCCAGGCGGAAATTAACCAGCAACAGCAAGCTCGACTGTCAACCGGGGCCATCAACCGGTATTGCAACGGCCTTAACCTTTTCCACGAGGAAACGCTGCGCCGGATGATGGACCCCGCACAGACTAAGGACGTCCCCGGCGGGAAAGAAGCCATGATGTTCATGATGCGCTGCGTCATGCGCGGGATCCCGCAGCAGTTAATGAATTTCCGCAACATCATGAAAGTAAGGGCCGTGCGCTCGATCGGTTACGGGAGCCCGCAGATCCGCGACATGACGACCAAAGAACTGGTCGGCCTCATCCCGATGATGGACGAAGTAAGCCGTAACCACGCGCTACGCGCCCGTGCCGCAGCGCTCCCCGGAGTGGGCCAGGCGTCTGTGGACGAGTTCTTCCCCAAGATTGAAGACCAGAATATCCCCAACAACCATACCGCCCAGGCAGTCACCGAGAATAACGCGCTGCGCACGTTGGGCGGGCAAGCCATCGTTACCCCCGAACAGAATCATTCCATCCATTTCGATGTTCACGCGCAGGACGCGGAACAGGATTTCCAGGATCCCAACCGTGATCCGCACGAGAAACTGATCCACATGGAACAGGCCGGTCGGCATATGAGCCAGCATTTGCAACGGATCAGCCAGGATCCTTCACGTAAACAGGAAGTCGAAAAGAAACAGGGGCAACTCGATCAACTGGCCAAAGCGACAGACCAGCTTAATCAACAGGTGACCGACGCCGCCAAAGGCGCTGCCAACGATCAACAACAAGCCGCTGAAGCAGCGCAACCCAGCCCGGGCATGGCGAAAGTCCAGGGCGATCTACAGCTTAAAGCAACGAAACTTAAAGGCGATATGGCGCTTAAAGCCCGGGGCCAGGCGTTCAAGGAAAGTTTGGCCGACAAGAAAACCGCTGCCGATATCATCCGCAAAACTAAAACGTCTCAGGCCGAAGAAGTCACTAAACCGGCCAAGCCTCCAGGAGGTTCCCCATCACAGTAGCCGAGTTCAGAAAAGATCCGCAGCTCCCAGTCATGTGGGCCGAAGCGCTGGCGAAAAACGAGCTCCTCAAACTCGTCCTTTTCGATGTCATGGAGGAAGCGCACCCCGCCAAATACGCAATTGCCGGAGACGGGAACGACGACGTCAGCCCGACCAGGGCAGCCATCGAGCTGGGGCTCACCCGTGGTTACAGTAAATTCGGTGACACGCTCCGGCTCCTGGCGAAACCCACCCAGAAAATAACCGCAATGCCAGAGCCATCTTACGAACCAGCTCACACAGAACAAGAGGAACCAGAAAATGTCTGAACCACAAATCGTCCCGCCAACGCCCACCGTCGTCGTTCCTTCCACCGGTCCAGTGGATAATTCGCCCGGCCTGGAACAAGTCCAACGCGCTTTCGATCGCGCTTACCCGGACATGAACCCCAAAGCAACAGCCGCTGCCGCCGCAGCGCCCCCTGACGCGCCGCCGCAGCCAGAGCCGCAACCGCCCCCGCCGCCACAGGCCGAGCCGGAAATGCGCAAGATGCCTTCTTTCCTGGAACAACAGCTCACTTCCGAAGCGCCCCCGAAGCTTCCCGAGCCCGAGCCGGACGCCGATTTCCCCGAAGAT